AGAAGTACAACAAGCCACACCTCTCATACAGCAGCGTAAAGAATGCCCTGAAGGACATGAAGCTGTTTGATTTGTACATGAGCGGAAGTTTGCAGAAGGAATCAGATGCACTCCGCTTTGGCACGATGTACGATATGCTTCTGTTTGAACGGGACAAAGCATTCAACACGTACGTTGTACTAAATAACGATGTCATCTTGGAGCGATGCTCTGACAAGACAAAGTCTATGAAAAGCCCATCAGCTACCAACGAATACAAGGAGGCAAAGGCAGCACTAGTAGACGAATACGCAGCGGAAGGGAAGGTGATTTGCTCTCCTGAAGACTGGCAGATGGCGAACGAAATGATCGACCGCCTGAACGATTGCAAGCTGGTATCTGAATACATGAACGGGCAGTACCAGGTCATGATGACTAAGGAAATCTTAGATGGCGTATTGGTTAAGGGGGTGCTTGACTGCTTGTGCAAACACCACATCGTAGACAGCAAAAGCACACGCAGCGTAGACGGATTCCGTTGGGATGTGAATAGCTTTGGCTACGACATCCAAGCCTATCTCTACACAGCCATGACTGGCATCGAAAGGTTCTACTGGGTTGCACAAGAGAAGACATACCCATACCTTCCTGCACTCGTAGAATGCACAGAAGACACCATCTTCCGAGGCGAGGTAAAGTTCAGAGATGCCGTAGCACGTATCAAGAAGTACCTGTCCGAAGAGAAATCATTTAACGACGACTACCTCGTCTACCGCGTATGAAAATCCAATACCTGATCCTTGTAGCAGGGATCGTACTCGTAGCAATTCATTACTTCCTCTTTAATTTTTAATCATGTCTGACAAGAAGTACGACAGCGTCCTCATGGGGTACGCAGAAGAGCCTAGGTTTAATGCTGAAGGCCAAATCGAATCGTGGAAAGTGCGATTCAAAGATCACGAGATCAAGGAAATCCTTGACTCCTATGTTACCGCGAAACAAGCGGATGGTAAGGGCGGAAACGTCTTCCTCACCATGCGAATCAGCAAGAACGGCAAGCCGTACTGCTCGGTCTACAATCCCAGCAGCGCAGGTGCGGCTGAATCGAAGGCACGAGTAGAGAAGAAGAAGGGTGAATCAGACCTCCCTTTCTAAGTTCTTCGGTCTATACGCTGTATTGGAGTGGGGGTTGAGGGACATAGAGTTCCTTGGCCCCCATTCGTTTCGGGTGGGGAAGGACGGGAAGAAGATGACCTTCTACGTTCATGGACAGGATCACAACAACTACTCTCTTGACATCCCCGACAGCGAAGAAGAATACTACATCGTATTCATACCGAACAAAAGCGGAGACAACTGCGTCTTGATGCTTGGAAACGATTGCCGTGGCAAGACCATGACATTTGAGGAACTAGCACCTTTAATCAAAAGGAAATGGAGGATCGAGCAACCACACTCTACTACAACGAACTAATAGTTTCGTACAAGAGATCGGCCAAGGGACAATACTCCAAGAAGGAGGTGTGGTGCGTTTCGCGTTCAAACGACATCTTGGACATCCTAGATGACCCATTGGCTATGTCAAGGATGCTTTCGCAATGCTATCCAAAGACACACAAAGGAGAGAAGAAACTGATTATCAATGATATCGTAAACAGCAAACTGTTATGGAAAAAACCTACGAATACGTAAACAGCCCAGATCACTACAACGACTTCTCCAAGGAAGCGTGGGAGATGATGCTTGACATATGGGGGGAAGAGAAGTTTGTGGCATTCTGTGAGATGAATGCATTCAAGTACAAGATCCGTTTGGGAAGCAAGCCGAACGAGCCTGTAGAAAGGGATCTTGAAAAGGCTAAGTGGTATTTAGACATGGCAAAAAAGTACAGGAAATGAAGGTCACGATATTCAAGAACATCTACTCCACCTCGCAGCCCCATACCATATGGATGGAGACTGCCCTGAAGCGTATCAAGGATGGTACGAGCAGGGAGACGGTGGAGAGGGTGCGTGAAGGTGAGAAGAACGATAAGATGCTGCTCCCAGTGGTATTGTTTAGCGGAGAATTTACTTCTCGTGAAGACGATGCCATGGTGGAACACAGCGGATACATCGTACTTGACTTTGACAAGATTGACGTGTCCCAATCCAAGGACATCCTAGCTACGGATCAGTACGTCTATTCGTGTTGGGTATCCCCTTCGGGCAATGGACTCAAGGTGCTGGTGAAGATTACCAACCCAGAGCGCCACAGGGATCACTTCAGGTCATTGAAGAAGTATTTCGATGTGACTTACGGGTTGTACGTAGACGAGACTGGGATCAATGAATCACGGGCTTGCTTTGAATCGTACGACCCAAACATCGTCATCAACGAAGGAAGTACTTTGTATGGTGGTCTTGCTGGTTCCGTAACAGAACAGGCGGTTACCTCTACGGAGATATACACCGACTACATGAAGCTGAACCTGGCAGCGAAGATGATCCGCCAGGCAGAAGATGGGCAGAAGCACCACACGCTATTAAAGGCAGCCAAGCTATGTGGCGGTTACGTAGGCGTGGGGAGGATGGAAGAAGACGAGGTGGTCAGGGTCTTGTTCCGTGAGATACAGAAACGGGATGTAGATTCTGAAAGCACAGCCCTTGACACGATACGCCAAGGCATCGAATATGGCAGGACTACACCGATCCACGAATTGGTTAGCGACGAGCGTTCTATTGAACGTGAGATGCGAATCAACGATGGGGATATGTCATTCATCAGTAGCGACAACAACGACTTCCACCTGATCAATGAGTTTGCAGAGGGGAAGATTAAAATTGGATTGGATACAGGTGATATCAGGATGGACGAGTACTTCAGGTACAAGAACGAGTTCGTCATCTTCAATGGTCACAGCAACGTAGGTAAGACTACGATGGTATTATACCTGATGGTGAACGCTGCCATCCGTCACAATTGGAAGTGGCTCGTGTACAGCAGCGAGAACAGCACGTGGTCACTCAAGGGGACGCTGATGGAGTTCTGTACGCAGCGGAAACTGATTGACATGAACTACGACCAAAGGAAGACTGCCTACAAGTACGTCAACGAGCATTTCACTATCATCAAGAACAACGAGACGTACTCCTATGGCGACTTGATCATGTTCATGGAGAAGACTATGCGCTACGACAAGGTGGATGCAGTTTTTATTGATCCCTACAATAGCTTGAAGATTTCTATGAAATCAAACAGCATCGGGGTTCACGACTACCACTACGAAGCTGCTTCTGAGTTTCTTACGTTCAGCAAGGCCCACAACGTGGCTGTATGGCTCAATATGCACGCTGTTACAGAAGCCCAACGTAGGAAGGGAGATGACGGCCTTCCTGTAGCTCCTTACGCAGAAGACACAGAGGGTGGTGGAAAGTTTGTTAACCGTGCAGACGGGTTCCTGACCATTCACAGAAAGATCCAATCTCCCGACCCTGCGATACGCAAAAGCACTGAGATTCATGTACGTAAGGTGCGTGAAGTGAAAACTGGAGGACAGCCTACACCCATCGATGAGCCGCTATTGTTCCACATAAACTCCACAATGACTGGTTTTGCCTCAAGCAATACTTTAGGTGGACTATTCCAACCCATTACAAATCAGTTCGATGTGTATCGTGAGTTCGACAGAAATATATAATTTGACTTTCAACGAAAAAGTCTGTAACTTTGCCCAATGCCAAGGCACAGCAATCGTGCGAAGCAACGTGCGGGGTCCCAAACCCCAGCACGAGCGACAGCACGCAAAAGAGAACTCGGCAGATACAAATCCTCCCTAGAGAAATACTGCGCTGACAGGTTGTCTGAATTGGGGATAAGTTTTGCCTACGAGGAAGCAGAGTTTACGCTTCAAGAAGGGTTCAATTACGAGGGTGAATACTGGAAGATGACCCCCAAGGGGAAGGAACTGCTTAACAAAACTGGGAATGCGGTCTTGCCGATTAAGTATACCCCAGACTTTGTAGGAAGGGACCACAACTGGATCATTGAAACCAAAGGGTATACACCTTCACAGCACACGTTTCCACTTAGATGGAAGCTGTTCTTAAATTACCTTTACAAAGAAAACAAACCGCTTCCAGCGTTATTTATCCCAAAGAATAAGTTTCAAGTAGACGAGTGTTTGAATATTATAAAGGATTTGATTAAAAATGGACAGATTTAGGTTATCTAGTATGTATTTCTTGTCTACGTCTAGGATCTGCGATGAAGCGGAGGAACTATACGAGAAACTTCATGAAATAAACGGGAGCGCAAATATTGAAAAGGACAAGGTTCTTGAAAGCGTCAAGAGGTTCAAGTCCTCTGTGGCTATAGAAACTGATTTAATTAAAGAAGCCCTGAATGAGTACCTGGAGACACAAGGTAAAGCAGGGGTATAATAGGTCTTTCGCAAGCCAAAACCGATTCATAAACAGTTGTCTTGCATTGGGGTTTGAGACACTCCCAGCAAGCATACAGGATGATGTTAATCGACACATTGACGTTTGGATCACCTACCAAGGCAAAGGCCCTTGGGGAGTGGATGTGAAGGAAAACATGAACGTCAACCTCATATGGGTTGAATTCACCAACGTGATTGGCAATAAGGGATGGATTTATGGGGATGCAAAGATCATTGCCATAGACATCCCAGAACTATGTGGCTTCGCCATAGTAGACCGACTCGACCTGCTAGAATACAGCCTAAATAACGTACAGGATGTATTCGTTCAGAAAAGAGATGACGCGTACAAGAAAAAGTACACTAGGTCTGGTAGGAAGGATGTAATCTCTTACATCAACTTACACGATTTGAGGGGTTTAGAAACCTTCAGAGTTTGGGGATACGCTGTAGATTTCTGATTATCTTCGCGGTCTTTCCAAAAATAAATTA